ATGAGACAAACGTGTGGAACCCCCGCACCTCGGGGCTTTGCAAACGGCACTGCGTTGTTTTATCATGCCAACATAACGGAAGGAATTAATATGCCGTACACCAAATCCCCAAGGCCGTATGACCACGAGTACGACATGCAAAAAAAGCGGGGCGAACTTCCTAACCGCATGGAGCGCCAACGCGCAAGGCGAAAAGTTGATGCCAGTTCTCCTGACCTGAACCAGAACGGCAGGGCTGACAAGCGGGAAGGCAAAGACATTGACCACATGAAGATGTTATCCAAGGGTGGCTCAAACAAGGACGGCATCCGCATCGTTACACCTGCCAAGAACCGTGCCCGTAACGGCCATAGCACAAAAGAAAAGGGCGGGAAAAAACCCGCTTGACACGCAACGCGTGTTCGGTTAGATTAGAACTTCGACAACGGCTGGAGCGAGTGGGACACCCACTTCGCTCTAAGTTTGTTTGTTTGCGCTGGAGAACGAATTGGAAATTATCGACAACAAAGCTCTGTTGTTGACGTTGCGTAACCCACGCCGTGTCACCACAGTCATCCCTAAAAGTAGGGAACTCCCTAACAACCAAGTGTTGGTGCACTGGGGGTTAGATGAGGCGCAAGTCCTCAAGAATCTGCGCGTAAAAAACGTGCCATCACCCATCATGGGACGCTACGATTGGCCCGGCCAGTACAAGCCGTTTGACCATCAGAAAACAACAGCCGCCTTTCTCACAATGAACCGCCGTGCGTTCTGCCTCAACGAGCAGGGCACGGGCAAGACAGGCTCAGTCATCTGGGCGGCAGACTACCTCCTCAAACAAAAACGAATTCGTAGGGTGCTGGTGATCTGCCCCCTGTCAATCATGGATTCGGCATGGAGGGCTGACTTGTTTAAGTTTGCCATGCACCGTTCGGTTGACATTGCATATGGTGCCAAGGAAAAGCGTAAGGCCATCATCAACGGCATTGCTGAGTTTACGATCATCAACTATGACGGTGTGGAGATCGTTGCCGAGGACATTGCCAAGGGCGGTTTTGATTTGATTGTGGTTGACGAGGCAAACGCCTACAAAAACGTACAGACCAAACGATGGAAGGTTTTGAACTCGTTGGTCAAGGCTGAGACATGGCTGTGGATGATGACAGGCACCCCCGCCGCTCAGTCACCACTCGATGCGTACGGGCTTGCCAAGCTGGTCAACACGCAAGGCGTCCCCAAGTTTTTTACAACCTTTCGCGACATGGTGATGATCAAGCTCAACAACTTTCGTTGGCTTGCTAAATCGACTGCTACACAGACCGTGTTTGAGTGCTTGCAACCCGCCATTCGCTTTACCAAAGACGAGTGCCTTGACTTGCCCGAGATGACGTACACGAAGCGTCGAGTGGAGTTGACCAAGCAACAAGAACGCTACTACAACATGCTCAAGAACAAGATGGTGGTACAGGCGGCAGGAGAAGAAATCACGTCTGTGAACGCCGCTGTCAACATGTCCAAACTCCTGCAAATATCTTGTGGTGCGGTGTACTCCGATTCAGGTGAGACCTTGGAGTTCGACATCAAGAACCGCTACAACGTGCTGACCGAGGTGATTGATGAGTCAAGCCAGAAAGTGCTTGTGTTCGTGCCGTTCAAACATGTAATTCGTATCCTGACCGACAAGCTCAACGCTGACGGCTACACGACCGAGGTGATCAGCGGCGATGTGCCCGTACACAAGCGCACCGACATCTTTAATCGCTTCCAGACCGAGCCGAACGGCACCAAGGTACTCGTCATCCAACCACAAGCCGCCGCGCACGGCGTGACCCTCACAGCGGCCAACACAGTGGTGTGGTGGGGGCCGACATCCTCCCTTGAGACCTATGCCCAAGCCAACGCCCGTGTCCACCGCTCTGGCCAACGCCACCCATCTACGGTAGTACAACTGGTGGGGTCAAGTGTAGAAACACACGTTTACAACTTATTAGATAATAAAATTGACGTTCACTCAAAAATAGTTGATCTTTACAAAGAAATACTTGAATAAGTTGTAAAACGTCACTATAATAGAAGTCCCAACAACAACCGGAGAACGAAGTGACAGACGAAGTAGCACCCGCAACCCCCACGGTAGCCCCCGAGAAATTGGTCAAGGTCTACCTGAAGATGAAGGCCAAGCACGACGAGATGCGTATTGCCTACGAAGCCGAGGAGAAAAAACTTGGTGCACAAATGGCCAAGGTGAAGACTGCCCTCTTGACATTTTGCAAGGAGCAGAACGTGGACAGCGTACGCACAGGCGAAGGCTTGTTCTATCGCGTCATCAAGACCAACTACTGGACAAACAACTGGAAGGACATGCACGAATTCATTGTTCAACACAACGCGCCGCAACTACTGCACGAGCGCATACACCAAACCAACCTCAAAGAGTTCCTTGAGGCCAACCCTGACTTGCTGCCACCGGGACTCAACGTGGATAGCGAATACACCATAACCGTACGGAGGAAGTGATGAGCGAACCATTTGTGCCAATCGAAGACTTGGCCAAGCGGTTTACGGTTTCGGTATCGACTGTTCGTGCTTGGGTGCGACAGGGCCACATCCCCAAAGATACATACTTGAAAGTTGGTAACACCTACCGCTTTGATGTATCCAAGGTAGTGCAAGCCCTGTCAAACGTACCCAAGCACGAACCGGAAACACCGAAAGTTGTAGACCCCACAGCGCCTGTTCAACTTGAACTGGCTTTTAATGACCCTAACGAAGATATGTAATTGGAGAACGAAAATGAGTAATGATCTGTCCCTGTTTGGTAAGCCCAACAACAACGCCGCCCTTGCCCTGCTTGACGGTATCGAAGACAGCCTGACCAGTACCCTTGCGGGTGGCGGTAGCGGCAACAAGCGTATCAGCATCGAAGGCGGTGCATTCCGCGAGTTTGTTGGCGGCAAAGAAGTTCGTGTGAGCGAAGAACGTGCAATGAAGATCGTCTTGATCAACGCTGCGCCTGTGTCCCGTATGTTCTTTATGGGCACCTACGTCAAGGGTGCGAAGACGAAGCCCACGTGCTGGTCAAGCGATACACAAACCCCCGACAAAGCGGTGCCCGAAGGCCAACGCCAAGCCAAGTTCTGCAAAGACTGCAAGCAACACATCAAGGGTTCTGGCCAAGGCGACACACGCGCTTGCCGTTTCCAACAACGTATTGCCGTGGCGCTTGACGGCGAGTTGCACAAAGAAGCCGTGTACCAGATCACACTGCCGTCCACATCTGTGTTCGGTGATGCAGAGGGTAAGAAGATGCCACTGCAAGCCTATGGTCGTCACCTCAAGGCATACAACACACCCGCGATTTCTATCGTGACCGAGATGCGTTTCGACATTGACAGCGCGACTCCTAAGCTGGTGTTCAGCCCTGTCCGTGCACTGGAGGAAGACGAACTGAAGACTGCGGTAAGGTTGCAAAGCCACCCTGACACCATCAAGGCAATCACCATGAACGTGTCGCAGATGGACGGTGTGATTCCTGAGCCAAAAGGTACGTTGCCTATGGGTGAGTTGACCAAGCAAGAAGACGCACCTGTCTACGAGAAGATCGTTGCTAAGACCGCGCCGAAACTTGCAAAGGTTGAAGACGAGGAAGTACCCGAGCCGATTAAAGTTACCAAGAAGACCGCGCCTGTCGCTGAACTCAAGTCTGAGTTGAGCGATATAGTTGGTGACTGGGACGACTGATTTGTTTTAGGGTGAGGTCGCTCCTCACCCTTTCTTTTTAGTTATCCCAATCACTCTAACTATTGGCGGCTATGGAAACAAAAAAATTTCTGGAGTCGGTACTAGGGGACGAAGGGTATTACTGCATATTTGCTTATCGGCTGGCCGATGAACGCAAGGTGCAGAAGTTCTACGACAACCTTGACGCCGCAATCCATGCTGCTCACAATTTAGATGCCGAAGGGTATGACGCTTATTTTGCGCTGGGCACTTTTGACCAAGCAGGGTCTCGTAAGGCACCCAACGTAAAACAACTTAGATCATTCTTTCTTGACCTTGACTGTGGGCTAACCAAAGACTACGCGACACAGAGCGAAGCTCTTGCCGCACTACGCTCGTTCTGTAAAGAACTGAAGCTACCACGCCCAACCATCGTAAATTCGGGGCGGGGCATCCATGCATACTGGCCACTGACCGCGCCTGTTTCACGTGAAACGTGGGTGCCTGTTGCTGAGCAATTCAAACGCATGTGTACAAAGCATGGGATGCGCAACGACCCTGCTGTACCAGCCGATGCGGCGCGTGTGCTACGGGTGCTTGAGACGCATAACCACAAACTGAATCCCCCGGCTCCTGTGGTGCTGGTGGGTGAGGCGGGTGCGCCCATTGAGTTTGATGTGTTCCGCGACATCGTGGGTGATGACTCGTTAATTTTAACGCCCCCGAAGAAGTACATGCCGCAACAGCAGGATGCCATGATGCAAGCCCTGTCGGGCAGTTTCGTGAGTCGGTTTAAGACTATCCTGATCAAGACCATGAGCGGCACTGGGTGCGAACAACTCAGGGAAGTTATCAACAACCAACCAAATATCTCAGAGCCTCTATGGAGGGCTGGGCTGTCGATTGCCAAGTTCTGTGTTGATGGTGCCAAAGCAATCCACAAGATTTCTGCCAAGCATCCTGAGTACACATTTGAAGGCACCGAGGCCAAGGTTGACTTGATCAAAGGCCCGTACCTGTGTGCACGTTTTGACGAATATCGGGCGGGTGTCTGCAAAGACTGTAAGCATTGGGGCAAGATCAAATCACCGATTTCCCTCGGGCGTGAGGTGGAGGAAGCTGACGAGTCCGACAACATCGTCATTCAAAAACCACTGGGCGTAACTGCGGCTACGCCGATTCGATACGTCATCCCCAAGTACCCGCACCCGTACTTTAGGGGTAAAAGCGGCGGGGTGTTCAAACACTCCAAAAACCCAGAGGGTGAAGACAAAGATATGCTGGTCTACTTTAACGACCTGTACATCATACGGCGTGTCAAAGACCCCGAGATGGGGGAGTCTCTGGTCATGCGTTTGCATTTGCCCAAGGACGGTGTACGTGAGTTCACGTTGCCGTTGACTGCTGTGGGCACTAAAGATGAGTTTCGCAAGCACCTTGCGTCACAGGGCGTAGCAGTCCTCAACGTACAAGAACTAATGGAGTACACAATGAGATGGGTAAACGAGTTACAGTTTAATTCTGAAGCCGACGAAGCATGTCGGCAATTTGGGTGGCAAGACGACAAACATGAATCGTTTGTTATCGGCAACATGGAAGTTTTCAAAGACCGTGTTGAGGTGAGTTCACCATCTGCGGCTACTGTGGGGCTGTTCCCGATCTTCAAGGCCAAGGGCACGTTGGAGAAGTGGAAGCAGACCATAGAGTTTTACAACCAACCTAACATGGAGTTGCACCAATTCATGTTTGGTATGGCGTTGGGCTCTGTTTTAATGGAGTTCCAGCCTATCAATGCCGCCGCTTTTCACGCATGGAGCAAGGGGTCGGGTCTGGGCAAGACTACCGCCATGTACGCAGGTGCATCTATCTGGGGTGACCCTGATCTGCTGGTGATGCAAGAGCGTGATACGTTCAACTCAAAGATGAACCGCGCCGAGGTATACAAGAACGTCGTCTGCTACATGGATGAGATGACCAACACCAAGCCGCAAGACTTGTCTGACTGGGCGTATCAACTGCCGAGTGGCCTACAACGCAACCGCATGGGGCCGAAAGGCAACGTTGAGCGCGTGCGGGGTAAGCCTTGGAAAACTTTGTTTGGTACTACAGGCAACACGTCTATTCTTGAGCGCATTGCATTGTTTAAGGCTTTGCCACAAGCGGAAGCACAGCGCGTGCTGGAGTGCCAAGTTGAGCCTGTAAAGTTTGCAACCAAGTCCGAGACCGATGTATTCAGCACCGACATCAAGGACAACTTTGGGCATGCGGGTGTGATCTACATCCAGTATATTTTGAACAACTTGGATGCGGTCAAAGAACTTGCCATGACGGTGCAACGCAAACTGGATGCGGCGTCAAGCCTGTCTGCGGAGAATCGCTACTGGTCTGCTTTGGCTTCACGCACCATAACAGGTCTGATGCTGCTCAAAAAAGCTGGTCTGATTAACTGGCAGATTGCGCCGATTGTTCAGTGGATTACCAAGGTGATGGCCGAAGCCAAAGCCATGGTGGGGGAGATGAACGTCAACGTAGAAGCACAACTGACTGATTACATAGCGGAGAACTACAACAACATGCTCCGTATCAAGTCAACGGATGATGCACGTAATACCGCAGGGGCGCTTGACAAGATCATCGTACCTGACGGCTCCCCTCGTGGGCAGTTTGTTGCACGGTACGAGTACGATGTGAAGAAGTTGTACCTGCTGACTAAGCCGCTCAAAATATGGTGCGGGAAGCAGCAGATCAACTACGCTGGGTTTGTTGACGGTCTGAAGGCGGGGAGCACCAAGGCGATTAAAGCCAAGGTTCGACTTGGTAAAGGCACCCACATCAACATGCCGCCAACGGACGTTTTAGTGCTAGATTGCACGGGGTTTATGAACGATGAAACTGAGCAAGTTATGGCAACAACCGCCGCGCTGTTCGAAAAACAGAGTCAGGCTTGACGACCTCGCACCCGATGGGGTGCGTATTGTTGTTCGCTGGGACAAGTTCCCGGTGGGAGCCTCGGTGTTCATTCCTTGCATAAACACACTGGAACTTGTTAGGCAGGTTAATCAAATAGCACGCCAACAGGAGTGGGTCATCCATTACCGACCCGGTATTGAGGGTGGGCGCTGGGGGGTTCGCATTTGGAGAAGATTGTGATACGATTACTGCGACAGTTGCCTGTCACTTCGTTCTCCTTAAACAAGAGTTAGCCCCCGCCGTCATAAGCGGGGGCTTTTTTATCAGTCCAGCAACCCATCGTCGTACTCAGCCGCGTTCTGTAACAACTCAGGACGGAGCTTCTTGTTGAGGGTCACGCCGTGGTACATCTCCTGCGATGTCTTCATGTGTTGCGCCATCGAGTTCTGGATAGTCTCGGCTGTAATCGCCGCCGTGGGGTGCGACTTGTTGAACTTAAACATAGCGTCCATTGCATCCCCCATGCCACCTGCGTCACCGTTTCGTGCGGCGATGTAGTAGTCGCGCAACATCTTGGTACGTTCTTTGGTGGCGCGGCGCTCAACGTTCTTGAGGGACGCATTGATCTCCAACTGGCGGGTGTACTCAGCAGGTGCAAACCCAAACATCTGAGCGTACGCATTGGCAGGATTCATCTCACCGGTGATTGGGTCGCCACGCAAGGTGTTGGCACCTTCGGTCGCAAAGCGGATACCCTTGAACCCATTGGCAATACCTGCGGGGAGCATACGCTCCAAGCCGCGCTCGGTTTCACCTTCGTTGATCAGCTTGACGCCTTGTTGCAGTCGGTCGGCTACGCCGTAGACCGGGCCACCCATGAGTTGCAAGAACGCCAACACTGCGCTGTCTTGCTCGCGATATCCGGTGCTGTTGATCAGCAGGTCGGACAGGCCGATACGGTTGGCAATGGCAGTTCCTGTCAGGTAGTTGACCGCGCCATTAAACAGACCTTCGCCAAGATACTTGCGTGCGGCGGTCTCGGCATCATCCTCGTCGTCACCCTTAAACATGTTGTAGACAGCAGCCAAGATACCAAACATTGGCAGACCCTGCACCCCAGCCATCACCCCAGCGGAAGCGTAGATACCAACAATTTGGCGCATGGCGGCGTCACGGACTTTCTTGTCCTCTGACTTCATTGCTTCGCGGGCAGTCTTGAACATCATGTAGTACATCGTTACACCGTAACGCTTGTACATGAACATGATCTTGCCAATGGAATTCTTAGCCAACAGCGGTGCGCTACCTGCGGATGCGCCACCGTTCATGACTTCGGAGATTTGAACTGCGCGTTTAGCAGCTTCGGTACGAGTGGCGGCGTCGATCTTCTCACCTGCTTTGGCCATGCGCCCAAGCTCAAGCTC